TGATGGAAGGAGATAGTGAAGACCTCAAGTGGTCAGCCCTCAAGCCTCAACGATTCAGTCCTGACAACTTCTTTGTAGGTGATCTTGAAGTTGAGAAAGCTATCACTACGGAGAATCCATACGAGTATGTACCAACAGGTCATGTTGCTATCGATGACAAGATCAGAGGATTGGTCAAAGGTGGTTTAACTTTTATCAAAGCTATGAGAGGTCAAGGTAAGACTGAGCTCGTCAGATACTTTGAGGTTCAACTCCTTAAACAAAACACTCGTGTTGCTATGCTACACATGGAAGAGATGAAGTCTACAACCTACAGGGCAATGGCAACCTACGAACTTGGATGGAATGTCAGAACCAAAGAGGATGCCAAAGCTACAGGGTATACAGAGGAACAGGTTATCCAGGCTGCACAAAAGATGACAGGTGGTGAGAACACAATCATCTTTGAGATGCAAACGCATGACGATCCTATGCAGTTACTAGACTACGTAAGGCTAGCATCCACTGTGTATGGAGCACAGTACATCTTCATAGATCACGTCCAACGTCTAGCCTACCTGTCTAACTCTGGCGTTGATGCAGCCACCAGTACCCTGACAACTCTAGGCTCACGAATGGCACAGCTTGCTAAAGAGTTAAACATTGGTGTTATCTTTATCTCTCAGGTCAATGATGATGGACGTACAAAGTATGCTGCATCTCTTGAAGAGGAAGCTATCATCTGTATCAAACTGCAACGTGATGTGGAGGCAGAGAATGAAACAGAACGCAACACCACACACTTTATCGTAGATAAGAATAGACCCTTTGCTAAGTTAGGTAATGCAGGATCAGTGTACTATGACCCTGAAACAACTATCTTAGAAGAAAAGGTTTTTAACGGATGAGGATAGTAGTATCGGACATAGAAACAAATGGACTTGAGGACAGTAACAAGCTTTGGATTTGTGGTGGTAAGGATATTACTACTGGTGAAGTAGTCAGGTTTGATAACTGTCACGAGGATGAGGTTGCTAAACGTGAAGCAATCAAATGGTATGAGTCAGCAGATCTAATTGTTGGTCACAACTTTATACAGTTTGATGCACCTATGCTTAACAAACTCTTGAGACCAAGACTGATTGATCCAAAGAAGATTGTAGATACTCTGATCGTCAGCCGACTTTCAGACTACGACATCGAAACACCCAAGGGTTCACGATCACCTCACAGTCTACAGGCTTGGGGTATGAGACTCAACAAACATAAAGGAGACTTTCATGAGTTTAATAACTTCAGTATCGAAATGGTTGACTACTGGTATCAAGACATCGAGGTTACAGAATCTCTGTTCAATCATTTCAATGACATTATTTGGAATCCTGATTGGGCTAAATCTCTGAGAGCAGAACATGATGTACAGATAGAGCTAGTTAGAACTCAGTATTACGGTTTTCAGTTTGATATTCCAAAGGCTGAGTTCTTACTTAACTCCGTCAAAGAAAAGATGAAGACACTTGAGGATCAATTCCAGGTGGACTTCCCACCTAAACTACAAGAGGTCAATCGTATCAAGTACCGACTCAAGAAGGATGGTACGGAGATGGCTACAGTAAGTAAAGCAAAAGAGAAGTATGCATTAACTACTGTAGAAAGTAATGACCTTATTTGTTTTGACTGGTCATCCTTTAATCCTGGCTCATCAAAGGATCGCATTGATGCACTATGGGATGCAGGGTGGAAGCCAGTAGATAAAACTAAAACAGCTATCAACTTCTCCAGAAAAAAGGTAGGAGATCCTTACGGTAAGTCTATCGAATCTATGGATGAGGATTTCTACGATCAAAAGAAAGAACATCTTTCACACTACGGATACACTGTGTCTGAGGATAATCTCAGTACACTTCCAGAGGCAGCACCTACAGGAGCCAAAGCCTTGGCCCAGTGGTTGACACTGGAAGGTAGGCGTTCATCACTGGTGGAGTGGCTAGGGCAGNGTGGAGAAGATTCACGTATTCACGGTAGGATTCAAAGTATTGGAGCCTGGACTGGACGTTGCTCACATAAAGATCCTAACACTGCTAACATATCTTCTCCTTTTCATGATGAGGTAACAACTCCAGTTGAAGAGGTAAAGAAGCAGTACGATGAAAACTTAAGGTCTTGTTGGACTGTACCCTCTGGATCATGGTTGGTTGGCACAGATGCAGATGGGATTCAGTTACGAGTATTAGCTGATTACCTATGGCGTCTGTTTGACGCAGATCAGTATGCACAAGCTATCATGAAGGGTAAGAAAGAAAACGAGACAGACATTCACAACGTCAACAAGAATGCTCTGGCTGTACCCAATGGTACAAGAGATATGGCAAAGACTTTTATCTATGCTTGGCTACTAGGAGCAGGGGTAGCAAAGACTGGTCAGATCCTAAAGGTCAGCATGAAGGAAGCACAGGATGCACGTACTCGTTTTGAGATGAGTATTGGTGGTCTTTATGATCTAAAGAACAGCTACATCTCTACTGTGGGAGAGCATGGTTGGTTCAAAGGGTATGATGGACGTAGAGTTAAAGTACCAAGTACCCATAAAGCTTTGGCAGGTATCCTACAAAATGGTGAAGCTTGTCTGATGAAGCATACTCTCTTACGTTGGCATGATGCTGCACGTAAGGAAGGTATCAAGTTTAAGATGGTTGGATTTATTCATGATGAGTACCAAGTAGAAGTAACAGGTACAGAAGAAGAAGCTATACATCTTGGTAAACTACAAGAAAAATGTATGCTTGAAACTGGAGAGGAGTTAGGCTTTAAGATACCTACCCCTGGCTCTTCAAACGTAGGAAAAAATTGGGCTGAAACCCATTGACAACTACAATAAAAAATATTAGATGTAACAACAGTAAAAAAGGAGGGCAAAATGCCATCAACACAAATAGATGTAAAAGGTAAGATCGAATGGGCAAAAGTATTTGAGTCCAACAGGGATCGTGCTGAATGGAATACAGAGACTGACGGTGAATACAAAGTTACCGTTACAACAGATGCAGCTACAGCTAAAGCATTAAAGAAAGCAGGTTGCATGAAAAAGATTGAGGAAGTAACTGACGGTCATAAGGTATCTTTCTCACGTCCTCACACTGGTGCACAAGACTGGATGGGTGGTGCACCTATCGTTGCTGACATCACTGGTAAGTCTTGGGATCTACAAGATAAAGGTCTTATTGGAAATGGCAGTGAAGGTATCGTAAAGATTGAGGTTTACCCTACACGCACTGGGCGTACAGGTACACGGCTTCTAGGACTTCAAGTTCTAGATCATGTGGTCTATGAATCAGAGGGTGGTTCCTCCCAATCACGTTCAATGTTTACAGATCACTCTGATAGTTCTGGTGGTTCTACATCTTCCACCTCCCAAGAAGAACCACAGGACTCAATACCCTTCTAGGTTTTCTGATTCCTTCCCCTAGAAGAATCGCCCTCACCTCTTTTCTCATTTTCAGGTGGGGGCGTATACACAAAAGGATATACAATGCCCAATATAAAAACACTCGTCAAAGATATGGAAGACACAATCCTTGGACTCAAGGGTTGGGATCATTTACTCAGCCTAAAGATGGGTGATCGTATTGGCAAAGCAGCTACCTCAAGATTCAGAGCACCACAGAAACCACGAGGGTATCTGTCGTTCTCCTCTATTGGTAGCCCATGCAAAAGAAAACTTTGGTACAAGATTAACGAGACTAATGTAGCTAAAGCACTGTCTCCTTCAGACTTGCTGAAGTTCTTCTATGGAGACATGATAGAAGAATTAGTTCTTGCTATCGTAGAAGCATCTGGTCACAAAGTTACAGGTCAACAGGATCGAATGAGGATCAATGACCTAGCAGGACACAGGGATGCAGTGATTGATGGTATGACTATTGATGTAAAGTCTGCCTCTCCCTACTCATTTAAAAAGTTTGCAGAAGGTAATCTAAGGGAAGAAGATCCATTTGGTTATATCAGTCAGCTAAGTTCGTATGTTTACGCAGCCAAGGATGATCCACTGGTAACAAACAAAACGCATGGTGCTTTCCTTGTCGTTGATAAAGTAGGTGGTGGTATCTGCTTGGATATGTACGACTTTACTCCTGAGTTAGAACAAAAAGAAAAAGAACTAGCCCAAGTAAAAGAAATGGTAAAGGGTGGCATACCTGACAGAGGTTTTGATCCAGTACCACAATCAAAGACAAGCCCTAACACAAAGCTTCACCCTTCCTGTGGATTCTGTGAGTTCAATAAGAAGTGTTGGCCTGAAGCCAGGAGATTTGTTTACGGCAATGGTGATGTCCTCCTGGTGGACGTGGTTAAGATACCAAATGTCCCAGAGGATCTTACGTACAATGAGCAAACGGTATAGAGCATCAGCACTCAAGGCAGGATATCGATCTGGCTTTGAGGATGATGTAGCAAAAGAGTTACGGTCCAAAGGAATTAAGTTTACGTATGAAAAAGAAAAGATCAGGTGGGTTGACTTAAAAGTAAGAACGTATACACCTGACTTTGTTTTGTCCAATGGTATCATTATAGAAACCAAGGGACGATTTGTAGCAAACGATAGACGTAAGCACAAAGAGATAGCAAAACAATTTCCTGATTTAGATATTCGTTTTGTTTTTCAAAACAGTAGAGCAAAGTTATACAAGGGTGCTAAGTCTTCCTATGCAGACTGGTGCAAAAAGTATGGCTTTCAGTACGCAGAAAAATCTATTCCTGACGATTGGACAAAAGAATAGATTGACGTATGTGTTTCAGTCTATATAACTTGGAGGTTCCTGTGTTGTTTGAGATAACAATGTTATTGGAGGTAGATCCTGAAGCAAACTTTATTGCTTCAGATAGTTTGAAGATGAGTGTTGAAGAAATAATTCGAGACACCATCTATGATTTAGACGATGTTAAAATTATAGAGATAGATGCAAAGGAGAAATAATGCTAACACATCAAGACTTAGAAGACATGGGATACTTTGATGCCTTTGAAGAAAATAAACCAGTAGACTTAGATGATTATTCTGAGTGGGTAGAAAACAAAATGATTACCTCTGGTGATAAAAGGTTCTTAGAAAATACTATGGGTCTGATAGGAGAAACAGGTGAGTTCTTTGAGAAGCTCAAGAAACATAAGAGGGATGACACACCATTAGATAAACAAGGTGTCACACTTGAAGCAGGGGATATGTTCTTTTACTTTATAGCTATACTAAATCTTTTAGATATAAAATTAAATGATGTTGTAAAAGAAAATATGAAGAAGCTCGACAGCAGAGAGAAACGTGGAACAATAAAAGGATCAGGAGACTACAGATGAATATACCAAACACAGAACCAGAGTACGGACCAACACTAGAGATATCAGAATCTATTCATGCTGAGAAGTATAGAGGCCAGGGAGAAACATTTAAGGATGCAATGACTCGTGTTGCACGAGCACTGAAGGATGATGAGGGACACTTCAATAACTTTAGAAACATTTTATTCAATCAACGTTTCCTTCCTGCAGGGAGGGTGCAGAGTGCAATGGGCGCACCAAGACGTGTGACACCCTACAACTGCTTTGTTAGTGGTACTATTGAAGATAGTATGGACGGTATCATGGATGCCGCAAGACGTGCAGCAGAAACAATGAGACTAGGTGGTGGTATT